CCTGCCGCAAATCTCTCCCCAAATCGGACATACCGCGGCGGGGTGGCTGCCGGATGTCCCGGCACCGCCGACGATCGAGACGGGCATCCCCGAGACTGCCGCCGGGTCGTACGGCCCGGAGTTCTGCCGGTGGGTTCAGGCGAACTTGGGCGAGTCGCCGCGCCCGTGGCAGGCGTATGTCGCTGGCCGTGTCCTGGAGCATGACGAGGCGGGGGAGCTGGTTCACCGCCGGGTTGGGATCAGCGTGCCCAGGCAGGTGGGCAAGTCGGTGTTGCTGCGCATGTTGGCTGCGTGGCGGATGCACATGGCGGGGCTGTTCGGGGAGTCGCAGACCGTTTTGCATGTGGCGCACGCGTTGAACACCACGGAGGAAGTGTTTGTGCCGGCGTTGGAGTGGGGGAAGCGTCACGGGTTGAAGGTTCGGGAGGCGAACGGGCAGATGCGCCTGGAAACCTCGGACGGGTCGCGGTGGCTGCCACGTTCGACGCAGACCGGGTACGGGTTCACCTTGTCGCTGGCTTTGGTGGATGAGGCTTGGGCGGTGGCACCCCGCCGGGTCAACTCCGGGTACGCGCCGACGCTCAGTGAGCGTCGTTCCGGTCAGGTGGTGATGTTCAGCTCGGCGAACCAGGAGGCGACGCCGCTGTTCCCGAAGTTCCGGGAGGCTGCGACCGCGCGGCCGGGGTGGTTGCTGTTGGAGTGGTCCGCGCCGCCCGGGTCGGATGTGGCGGACCGGGATGTGTGGGCGGCTGCGACACCGGTCCCGATTGACGGGACTCGTGCGGCGCTGATGGTGGACGAGTTGACGGCGGACTCTGAGACGTTCCGGTTTGAGCGGTTGAACGAGTGGCCGGTGATGGCGGGCATGACTTGGGGTGAGCGGTTGGCGGCGTTGCTACCGGCCTCGGTGCCGCCTGTTTGGGCTGGTCAGCTGGTGGGCGCGTTGGAGTCCGAGCCGGACGGGTCCGGGTGGGCCGCGGCGGTGTCCGACGGTGGGCATGTTCAGTGCCTCTGGTGGCCGGGCCTGCCTGCCGCGCTGGCGTGGCTGACGGAGCGGGGGCCGGCGCGGGTGCTGATGCACGAGGCGGTCGGCAAGCAGTTGGTGGACGTGGATTTGGATGTGCAGCGGGTGTCTGTGTCGGACGCGAAGGCGGCCACCGCACTGCTGCGCGACGCGGCGCCGGGCCTGTCGTGGTCGGGGGTGTTGGCCGAGCAGCTCGGCTCGGCGCATGTGACGGTCACGGGCGGGGTGGAGATGTTGGACGCTGCACGTTCGTCGGGGCGGGTGTCGGCTGTGAAGTGTGCGGCGTGGGCGTTGTGGGCGGCGCGGACAAGTCCGGTTGACGTCCCCATGGTGTTTTGATGTGGGTTACTCTGGCGCTGCGTATCCGGGCGCATCCTCGAATCGGGAGGTTGTGCCTGTGTCATCGCGGAGGTTGGCCCGCCCGGAGCGTCGGAGCATGTGGACCCGGGCCGGTGACCGTTCGATCCTCGTGAATGACCCTGACGGGTTCCCGTCGTCGACGCCGTGGATCGTGCAACCGACTTCGGGGTTCGCCAATCCGGGGGTGGCGTGGCTCGGTTCGGATTCGCCGGCGTGGTTCCAGGGCCCCACCCAGGCCGCCGGGCTGCCGCAGGTGTCCCGGGCGTTGGGGCTCATAGCGGATTCCATCGCGTCGATGCCGTGGGCGGTGTACCGGGGCCGGGTCCGCCAGGATGAGCCGCCGTGGTTGCGTGACCCGCAGAACGCGCAGCAGGACCGCCGCGTTATGCGCACGCTGATGCCTGACCCGACACCCGTGGTGGCGTTCCGCTCGCAGCTCATGGCGAGCCTTGTGATGCACGGGGAAGCGTTTCTGTATCAGCCGAACCTCGACGAGTCCGGCTATCCGATGCCGCCCGGGTATCTGCTGAACCCGCTGGAAGTGTCGACCGTGACCGACGCGTCTGGGAGGGCGTCGGGCCGGTTCAAGGTGGGCCAGGTGGAGATTGACCCGTCCCGTCTGCTGCACATTCTCGGGCGGGCGCCGTACACGGTGGAGGGCCGCGGTCAGGGTGTCCTAGCCCGGCACGCGGCCACGATTGCGATGGCTGTTGGGGTTCGCACCGCGGTCACGTCCGCGTACAACTCGGGGGTGCCGAACGGCTATTTGAAGATGACGAACCAGGGCGCCACGCAGGAGCAGGCGAACGCGTTGAAGGCCGCGTGGCTGGCTGCGCACGGAAACGCGCGCAGCATCGCGGTGCTCAACGCAACCACAGAGTTTCAGCCGATCTCATGGTCACTGTCGGACCTGTCCGCCATCGAGATGGGTTCGTTCACGGACAAGGACATCGCTCACGCGTTCGGCATGTCCGCGCACTGGTTGGACGTCGTCGGCGACTCGTCCACCTACGCGAACGTGCAAGACGAGGCGATCTCGTTCCGCACGTTCACCCTGCTGCCGTGGGCCCGGCTGGTGGAGTCCGCGTTGGAGACGTGGTTGCCGGCGGGGACCACGTTGAAGATCAAGCTTGAGGGCTTGGAGCGGGCGAACCTGACCACCCGGGACACGTCGTACACGTCCCGGCTGGCGAACGGGGTGATGACCGTGGATGAGGTTCGGGAGCTTGAGGACTTGGAGCCGCTGCCGGGAGGAGCGCCTGATGAGTGAGCGGATGACGTTCGGAGTCGAGCTGCGAGGCGCCCCGGATGGGCGAGAGCTGACCGGGCTGGCTGTGCCCTACGGCACGGTGTCGCTGCTGAGCCCGTTCCCGGACGGGGAGCAGTTCGCCCGCGGCGCGTTCAAGCGCACCGCCGATCACATGGGCGGCCGGCTGCCGAAGCTGTTCCGCAATCACGATTGGGGCGTCGCGGTCGGGACTGCGGTTGAGATGCGCGAGACCGACGCCGGGCTGATGGCCACCTGGCGGATCGCGGACACCCCCGCTGGCAATGCCGCATTGCAGGAGATTCGGGAGGGTGTCCTGGACTCGCTGAGTGTCGGTTTCCGGGCCATCCGTGAGGGCAAGGTTGGACGGGTGCGGGAGGTTCGGGAGGCGCACCTGCTGGAGGTGTCGCTAGTGCCAATGCCCGTCTACGAGGACGCCCGGGTCATGTCGCTGCGCGAAGTGGACCCGGCGGCCCGTGTGATGGTGCCGCCGCGGCCAGACTTCGACCCGAACTTGGTCCTTCGCATCGGTGAGTCGGTCTGGTAGCGTCGCACGCGAACGCGTAGCCACCCGTCAGGACGGCCCGCGTCGCACCCGGATATCGGCCCGCGAAAGCACCCGGATATCGGCCCGCGACGCACCCGGATTCCTGAGGCCCGGCGAGTAGGTGTCATTTCCCTCTCGTGCCTCTGGAAGGGGCAAGCCGTGGAGTACACGAAGAAGCTGGTAAGTGAGCGGGACTCGCTGGCAACGCAAATCGCGCAGATGGCAGAGCAGGCCGCCCGCGAGGAACGCGGCCTGACCGACTCGGAGAATGCATCTATCGACTCGATGCAAGCCCGCGTGGAGTCCATCGACGTTGAGCTGCGCCGGTTCAAGGGCTTCCAGCAGGCCGTAAGCAACTTCACTGTGCTGGACGACGCGGCAGCGGAGACGCGGCAGGTTGAGGCCGGGGCCGCGGCCCCGGTCGAGTGGCGCTCGGCTGGTGACCTTTGGGTCAACTCCCCGCAGTGGCAGGACTACGCGCAGCGGCCCCGCGGTAACTCCGGGCTCCTCACCGTCCCGGCAACGTCGCTCGTGGAAACCAGGGCGAACATCCTCACCACGACGTATGCGGGTGTGCTTCCCAAGGACCGCATCGCACCCCCGGCGCCGCCCCGCGCGCAGACGCCGCTGACCAGCCTCGTGAACACGATCACCGTGGCTCAGAACAGCGTCGAGTGGGTGTTCTATCCGGCCGCCGCACCGCTGGGCACGATCACCGCTGAAGGTGCGCTCAAGACGGAGGCCAGTGTCACGCTGACCGTGCAGACGGTCACCCTGGACACGATCGCATCGTGGGCGAAGTACTCGCGGCAGTTCGCCGCGGACGGCCCCGGGCTGGTGGACTTCATCAACAACGCGCTCGCCCGCGGCATCAACGACAAGCGCGAGGCGCTGATCGCAACCGAGCTGACCACCAACGCGAACATTCCGGCGACGACGAACACGTCAGGTTCACTCATGGCGGGCATTCGCCGGGCTATGGCGACCATTCAGGCCGCCGGGTATGTCCCCGAGGCGATCGCCATGAACCCGCAGGACTACGCGGTCCTGGACGCGCAGGTGTTCCTCAACACACTGCTTGGCCCGCAGGTCAACGGCTCGTACTGGGGTGTGCGTGTGGTCCCAGTGGGCGCCATCGCGTCGGGCACCGCGTTCGTGGGTGACTTCAACACGGGCATGGCCTGGTTGCAGCGGCAGGACGTCACCGTGTACACGACGGACTCGGACATTTCCGGGGCCGGTGCTACCGCGGCGTCGGACTTCCGGTCAAACATCCTGACCACCCTGGCTGAGGCCCGCGGAAAGGCGATCGTGCCCAGGCCGGAGGCGCTGACGAAGGTGTCCGGCACTGTGGTTGTGCCCGCCGCCCTCGGTGGCGAGACCCAGTCCGCGAAGAAGTGACCGACCCCACGACGCCCGCCCCCTGCTTCCCCCGCGGGGGCGGGCACCCACCCTGGGACCGCTGATGCCCTGGCAGGACGGCACCCTTACTGCGGAGGACGTTGCCGAGCATGTGGGCGCCGTGGTGGATGAGCGGATGGTGCGGGCCACCGACACCGCCCGGGCCATCGCCGAACGTCGCCGCTGCAACACGCTCCCGCTGGTCCTGTGGTCGGACCCGGCTGCGCATGACGGCGGGGTGCGGTACGCCGGCCTGCTGTGGCGGTCCGCGGCGGCGCCGGCAGGGTTCGCTAGCTACGAACCGCAGGACGTCACGGATTACACCGAGTTTGCCCGGGCCATGGACCACATCGGCCTCGATCCGGTCGTGGCATGAACGACCTGACCGCCGAGTTACACGCCCTGGCCGCCGAGCTGATCGCAGCCGGGGTGCCCGCCACAGTCGACCCCGGCCAGGTGCTCCGGCTCGTCACCCAGGCGGGGGTGTGCGCCCAGATCAGGCCCGCCCAGGTTCAACCCGGCTGGGGCAGCGGCGCGCTGGACCTGACCGTGCCAGTGCGACTCCTCACCTCCAGCCCATATGACCATCAGGCGGTCGAACGTGTCGACGAGGCCCTGCTGCTGGCCCTGCCCGTGGTTCAGCCGCGGGAGCCGGCGGACTGGGGCGTGTTCGACGCTGACGGCGCCGAGTTCCCAGGCCGCGAGCTGACCGCGTACCGCCGCATTCCGTTCCCGAGCACCGTCCCCACGTAAGGAGCAGCTATGGCCGCAGTCCCAGGTGTGACAGGGGTTGAGTGCACGCTCACTGTCGCCACCGTCGACTACACAATGTGGATCACATCAGCGTCGACGAGCGCCGATGCGGGGGTGACCAAGACCCTCACCTGGGGCAACAACGCGATGGTGCACAGTGCCAGTGGGGACTACTCGACGGACATCGCCGGGCTGTTCAACCCTGAGGGCGGGCTGAATGTGGCCATGGAAACCGCCTTGGCGGCCAAAACCCCGGTGACGCTCACAGTCGAGTACGGGGCGTTTACGCGCACGTTCACCGACTATCTCGTGTCCGCGTACGCGGATGAGGCGCCGGCGGATGGCCCGGTGACGTTCACCGCAACGCTGATCGGCCCGGACATTTGGGACTCGGTTCCCGCGACGCCGTGAGCGAGGGTGGCAAGTCCGTTCACGTCACCGGGCTCGTCGAGCTGGTCGCCCAGCTCAAGGGCCCGGCATTTCGGGACGTCAACCAGGCCATGCGCCCGATGGCCCGGAGCATCGCCGACGAGCTGCGCCCCCATGTGGAGTTGGCGTTGCGGTTGAGCCCGGCGCCCCAGGCGAAGGCGATGGCCGGCACGGTGCGCACCAAATCGGACCGGGTGCCCGTCATGGTCATCGGCGCGACTAACCCGAAGTTCAGCGCGCACAAGTTCACGCACAAGGGCGAGACGGCCAGGCAGCGCAAGCTGCGCCGCGGCAGCCTCGCGCATGGCGTCATCTTCGGGCCCAAGGGTGGCAAGCGGTCCACCGCGGCGGACGAGAACTACTACGCACCCCAGCAACGTGACGACTCCGGCGGGCCGCTGATGCGATCAATGCGCACGGGCGCGCTGTATGACCGGGCCGTAAAGGCGTACATGGACGGCTATTTGCACATCCTGACCCACTACGGGTTCGTCATGGACTCGGGCGGCCAGGTGCACTGGGGCGGGGGCCGCTGATGGCCGGCGGGGTTGTCATCGGCTGGGTGTCCAAGACGGCGCGGGCTGTCACGGACACCGACAGGCTGGCCCGGTCGGTTGACAAGGTTGGGGGGGCCGCGAAGCGCAGCGACACGGCCATGGGGAAGCTGGGCAAGGCCGCGAAGATCGGCATAGCCGGGGCCGCCGCCGGGGCCGCCGTGGGTGTCGGCATCTTCGTGAACTTCGCGAAGGCCGCCATTGACGACGCGGCCGCGCAGGACAAGCTCGCGGCATCGTTGAAGAAGTCCACGAAGGCCACGCAGAAGGGCGTGGACGCGGCCGAGGACTGGATCAGCAAAACCATGTTCATGACCGGCGTCGCCGATGATGAGCTACGCCCGGCGTTGGAACGCGCGGCCAGGTCCACGAAGAACCTCAAGGGCGCGCAGAAACTCGTCAGCCTCGCCCTGGACATTTCCGCGCGCACCGGCAAGCCGCTGGCCACGGTCATCCGGACGTTGTCGAAGGCCAACGACGGGAACGTCAAGTCGCTGAAGGGCTTGGGCCTGACCCTGGGGGACAACGCGCAGAACGCCATTGAGTACGGCAAGGAACAGAACAAGCTGGCCACGTTGCAGGCGGCCGCGGCGGGGGCGTTCCGGAACAGCGGCGCCACCTCCAAGGAGTACAAGACGGCCCTGGAGAAGGTCGGCGCGCAGCAGAAGATCGTGAACGACCTGGCCGCGAAGGGTGTCGACTGGCAGAAGGAGCTTGGGGACGAGTTCGGCGGTGCGGCCGAGAAGGCCGGCGGCACCCTGAAGGGCACCTGGGAGCGGATCAAGACTGTCTTTTCCGAGCTGGGGGAGTCCATCGGGCAGGCCGCGCTGCCCCCGTTGAAACTGTTCGCGGACTGGTACGCGGACAAGAAGAACATCGCCCAGGTGCAGGGCTGGATAGACAAGGTCGGTGAGTGGTCCACCAAGATCGGGACCGAGTTCGCGGGCAAGATTCAGGACTTCTACGACTGGATCAAGTCTCCCGAAGGCCAGACGGCGATGAAGGACTTCGCCGCGAACATGCAGAAGATCGCGGACGGGCTCCTGGCCGCGTTCGACGCGATCAAGAAATTCGCCGGGTACTTGGACACGCCCGCGGGCCGGTTCGCGTTGAAGGCGTTCGGGCTGCTTCACGGGGTCAACCCGTTCAGCGGCGCGGGCGGCGGTCAGACCCCCCCAGCGGAGGACCCGAACAGCGAGTGGGTCTAC